ATGTTCGACTTTCTCAAGCGTGGCAATGCCGAAGCCGAAACCGGTGCCCCCGAGGCCAAGGCCTCGGCCGCGGGCCGGGTGGCGGCCTGGGGCAGTGCCGGGCGCGTGACCTGGAGCGCACGCGACAGCGTGACCCTGACCAAGACCGGCTTTGCCGCGAACCCGATCGGCTTTCGCACGGTCAAGATGATCGCCGAAGCGGTGGCCGCGTTGCCGCTGGTGCTTCAGGATCCTGACCGCCGCTATGACAGCCATCCGGTGCTGGACCTGATCCGCCGCCCGAATGCCGCTCAGGGTCGGGCCGAGCTGATCGAGGCGCTGATCGGGCAGCTTTTGCTGACCGGCAATGGCTATGTCGAGGCCGTGGGCGGTGCCGAGGGCGTGCCGGCAGAGCTGCATGTCTTGCGGTCGGAGCGCATGGCGCTGGTGCCGGGGCAGGATGGCTGGCCGGTGGCCTATGACTATACCGTCGGGGGGCGCAAGCACCGGTTCCATGTCGGCGACGGCCCCAGCCCGATCTGCCATATCAAGAGTTTTCACCCCCAGGACGACCATTACGGCCTGTCCGCAATGCAGGCGGCGGCCAATGCAGTGGACGTGCATAATGCGGCCAGCCGCTGGTCCAAGGCGCTTCTGGACAATGCTGCGCGGCCCTCGGGGGCGATCGTCTATGCGGGAACGGATGGGCAGGGGCAGTTGAGCGCCGATCAATATGATCGCCTCCTGCTGGAAATGGAGACCCAGCATCAGGGCGCGCGCAATGCGGGCCGGCCGATGCTGCTGGAAGGCGGGCTGGACTGGAAACCGATGGGGTTTTCACCCTCGGACATGGAATTCCAGAAGACCAAGGAGGCCGCCGCCCGCGAGATCGCCATCGCCTTTGGCGTGCCGCCGATGCTGCTCGGGATCCCCGGGGACGCCACCTATGCGAACTACCAGGAGGCCAACCGCGCCTTCTATCGCCTGACCGTGCTGCCCTTGGCCACGCGGGTGACCGGGGCCTTGTCCGACTGGCTGGGGGATTTCGCAGGCGAGAGCGTCACGCTGCGCCCCGACCTCGACCAGGTGCCGGCCCTGGCCAGCGAACGCGAGGCGCAATGGGCCCGGATCGGAGGAGCGGAATTCCTGAGCGATGCGGAAAAGCGCAGCTTGCTGGGCCTGCCGCCGCTGGAGGTCGGGGATGGATGACAGACCCTTTCCGAGAGAGGCGTTCGACTGTGCCCCTGCCATGCGCATCGAGGCGCAGGAAAGGCTGGCGGCGCTGCAATTCAGTCAGTTGCACACGCAGCTGGGCAAGATCGAGGACATGATGCACCGGCTGGAACGCCGCCTGTGGCTGACGGTTTTCGGTGTGGTGGGGGTGATCCTGGCGCAGGCGGCACAATCGCTGCTGGTCACGGCCCATTAAGAGGAGAAAGACATGAACCTGGAACGCAAATTCATGGGGCCGGAGGCGCAGCTGGTGGTCGATGGCACCGAGGTGGCGGGCTATGCCTCGCTGTTCGGGGCCCCGGACAAGGGCGGCGACGTGGTCGAGCGCGGCGCCTATGGCCGCTCGCTGGAGCGGCTCGGCCAAAAGGGCGCGCGGGTCAAGATGCTGTGGCAGCACGATCCGGCCCAGCCCATCGGTGTCTGGGACGAGGTGCGCGAGGATGACCGCGGCCTCTGGGTCAAGGGTCGCATTCTGCGCGAGGTCGAAAAGGGCCGCGAGGCCGCCGCGCTGATCGAGGCGGGGGCGATCGACGGGTTGTCGATCGGCTATCGCACCTTGCGCGCCACCAAGAATGACAAGGGCGGACGCCTTTTGTCGGAGCTGGAACTTTGGGAGGTGTCCTTGGTCACGTTCCCGATGCTTCCCGATGCGCGGGTCGGGGCGAAGGGAGAAGAGCCCGAAGCCCGGATCATGCGTGAACTGGCGGGCGTGTTCGATGATGCGCGCCGCGTGCTGGTCCCGAAATAGGCCCGGCGTTTCAACACCTTATCTGAAGGAAAAGACAGATGAGCAAACCCGAGACGAAGGCTCGGACCGGGGAAGACATGTCTCCGGCCGGGGAACTGAAGACGGCCATGGCCGGGTTCATGACCGATTTCCGGGCCTTTTCGAACGACATTCACCAGAAGCTTCAGGAACAGGACAAACGCATGAGCAAGCTTGACCGTAAATCCATGATCGCCGGGGGCCGCCCGGTCCTGGCCAGTGCGGCCGCGGAAGAGGCCCCCCACCAGAAGGCCTTTGCTGCCTACCTGCGCTCGGGCGATGATGACGGGCTGCGCGGCCTGGACATCGAAGGCAAGGCGATGTCAAGCGCCGTGGCCGCCGATGGCGGCTACCTGGTCGATCCGCAGACCTCGGACATTATCCGCTCGACCCTGTCCTCGACCGCGTCGATCCGCGCTGTCGCAAATGTCGTGCAGGTCGAGGCCACGTCCTATGACGTGCTGGTCGACCATGCCGATATGGGCGCCGGCTGGGCCACGGAAACCGACCCGGCCAGCGAGACCGGCACGCCGCAGATCGACCGCATCAGTATTCCGCTGCACGAATTGTCGGCGCTGCCCAAGGCGTCACAGCGCCTCTTGGATGACAGCGCTTTCGACATCGAGGGCTGGCTGGCCACCCGCATCGCCGACAAGTTCGCCCGATCCGAGGCGGCGGCCTTCGTGGATGGCGACGGCATCGACAAGCCCGAGGGGTTTCTGACCGCCTCCAGCGTGGACAATGCCGGCTGGAGCTGGGGCAGCCTGGGCTATGTCGCCACCGGCGCCGACGGAGACTTTGACGCGGCCAACCCGGCCGATGCGATCATCGACCTGGTCTATGCGCTGGGCGCCGAATACCGCGCCAACGGCACTTTCGTGATGAATTCCAAGACCGCGGGCGCGGTGCGCAAGCTCAAGGATGCCGACGGGCGCTTCCTGTGGTCGGATGGACTGACGGCTGGCGAGCCGGCGCGCCTGATGGGCTATCCCGTGCTGATTGCCGAGGACATGCCCGACATCGGAAGCAATGCCATGGCGATCGCCTTTGGCGACTTCGCCGCCGGATATACCGTGGCCGAACGCCCGGACCTGCGCGTGCTGCGCGACCCGTTCAGTGCCAAGCCGCATGTGCTGTTCTACGCCACCAAGCGCGTTGGCGGCGCGATCAGCGACTATGCCGCGATCAAGCTGCTGAAGTTCGGCCTGTCCTAAGGCCAGCCAGGACGGGGGGCGGACATGATGCCGGCCCCCGGCCCGGGCGCAGGCACGGCGCGGGGCACCCCCGTGTTGTCCAGCTGCTTCCTTCCGTCCGAGCGATGCGGGGGGTCTGCGCCCGGGCACCAATCCCAAGAAACGACAAGCCGTTTTCGGAGAAAGCTGATGATGTTGATCGAAGAGACCACGGTGCCGCAAAGCGCCCTACCGGTGGGTTTGTTCAAAGAGCACCTGCGCCTTGGGTCGGGCTTTTCCGATGACGGTTTGCAAGACGGCCTGCTGGAGGGGTTCCTGCGCTCGGCCATGGCGGCGATCGAGGCGCGCACCTCCAAGGTGCTGATCGAGCGCGATTTCGCGCTGACGCTGTCGGCCTGGGCCGAGCCGGGTCAACAGCCGCTACCTGTGGCCCCGGTGAGCGCCGTCGCCGAGGTGGCACTGCTGGACCGGACCGGGCAGGAACACCCTGTCAATGCGGCCGCCTGGCGCCTGCGTCCGGACATGCAGAGCCCGGTTCTGCTGGCCACGGGAAGCGGATTGCCCGCGATCCCCCAGGCCGGGTCGGTCCGGCTGCGGTTTCTGGCCGGGTTCGGTCCGGATTGGTCCGACCTGCCCAGCGACCTGCAACAGGCGGTGATGCTGCTGGCGGCGCATTACTACGAATACCGCCACGAAACCCAATTCGATGGGGGCTGCATGCCTTTTGGGGTGACGGCGCTGATCGAACGCTATCGCAGCCTGCGCCTGGGCCGGGGGGTGGTGTGATGACCATTCGGCTGAACAGGAAACTGACGCTTGAGACGCCAATGCGCGTCGCTGACGGGGCCGGGGGCTTCGAGACGGTCTGGCTATCTCTGGGCACGCTCTGGGCGCAGGTCGAGGCCCGCACGGGCCGCGAGACGGCCGGGGCCGCCATGCCGCTGAGCCGCGTGCGCTATCGCATCACGCTGCGCGCCGCGCCGATCGGGGCGTCGTCGCGACCGCAACCGGATCAACGCTTTCGCGAGGGACCGCGGGTCTATCGCATACAGGCGGTCAGCGAAGACGATACCGACGGCCGCTACCTGGTGGCCGATGCCGAGGAAGAGGTGATCGCATGAGCTATGCCATTTCCGCCGCCCTGCAAACGGCGATCTACCAGGCGCTCTCTGCCGATGCGGATGTGACCGCGCTGGTCGGCACTGACATCTACGACGCGCTGCCTGCGGGCACGGTGCCGTCGCTTTACATCGCGCTCGGCCCCGAAAAGGCCAGTGATGCCTCGGATCAGACGGGCCATGGCGCGCGGCACGACTTTACCGTTTCGGTGGTGACGGACAGTGCCGGTTTTGCCAGCGCCAAGGCCGTGGCCGCCGCCGTGTCCGACGCGCTGGTCGACGCGCCGCTGATGCTGAGCCGTGGCCGCCTGGTGTCGCTGCGATTCCACCGCGCCAAGGCGGTGCGCGTCAGCCCCGGCGACGAGCGCCGCATCGACCTGACCTTCCGCGCCCGCGTGGACGATGACTGACCCTCAAAACCATTGGAGTAAGACACATGGCAGCCCAGAACGGCAAGGACCTCCTTATCAAGATCGACATGACCGGCGATGGACAGTTCCAGACGGCGGCGGGCCTTCGGGCCACACGCATCGCCTTCAATTCCGAAAGCGTGGATGTGACCAGCATCGAGAGCACTGGCGGTTGGCGTGAATTGCTGGGTGGGGCGGGGATGAAATCCGCCGCGATCAGCGGCTCGGGCGTGTTTCGTGACGAAGCAACCGACGAGCGCGTGCGCCAGATCTTCTTCGACGGTGAAACTCCTGATTTCCAGGTGATCATTCCCGGATTCGGCACGGTCGAAGGTCCGTTCCAGGTGGGGGCGATCGAATATGCCGGCAACCATGATGGCGAAGCCACCTACGAGCTGTCGCTGGCTTCGGCGGGCGCGGTCGATTTCACGCCGCTGCCGTGATGGTGAACCCGCAGGCAGGAGAGGTCGCGCTGGTGATCGACGGGCAGACCCATGTCTGCAAGCTGACCCTGGGTGCGCTGGCCGAG